TCTTACATTGATTCTATCGAATGCAGAAGGTGTTGTTAGTGCTGTTTTGTCCCCGAATAGGATTGTTCCTTGGCCTGGGAATGTTGCGACTGGGTTAACTCTTGCACGATACAAGTCATCTCTAGATGCTTGTTTCGGGTTGAATGCAATCTTAGTTATTCCTAAGTATTGACCTCTTGAGAAACCTGCAGGACTTACCCATGCATCTCTTTGAAGGTCACTTCTTGCCATAATTCCACCAGTGTGTCCGTTTGCAGGAACCCAACAATATCTATCGTTGTATCTGTCGTACTGATAAACCCATGTTGAGTCTAATACTGCGAATGAACTTGAAGTTGCAGTGTTACAATCTGCAAGGACATTTGTTGTTTGTGTTGACTCTGAAGTAACACCAACTACTGAAGCACGTCTAGGACTTGCGAGAACCATGCAGTCTTTTCTTGCTTCTGCAAGAAGAATACCTTGGTTGACTAATGAAGTCCAGTTTGCAACGGTATCTACTTGTGTTCCTGTACCATCGTCAGCACGTGTTGAACCGACTAGTAAGAATGAGATATCTATTGTGTTTGCATCACCGAAATGAGTTGACCATGCACCATGTTTCTGACCTACAGTACTCAATCTTCCATCAGTACCAAATTGTAATGAGGAATTTTCAGGAACAGTCGGTCTTCCGAATGCAACTGATGCTGAACCTGCAACGGTTGTTGTTGAAGATACAGTAGCGTGAGTTGATGTTGAATGTCCTGACCAGTAAACGTAGTTTGATTTTGTTTCTAGAACGTCTTTATAGTAGTTAGAAGCACCTTGTGCATCTTTACCATCTGAAGCACATGATAAGAAACCATGAGTTTCTAATACAGTATGTGTTTTACCAGTGAATACTCCGTCTTCGTCTATAACTACAACATGAATTTCGTCATTTGAACCACTACCTGCAACTGCAGAATATGATTTAGATGGTGCTTTTGCAAATAGATTATGGTGTTCCCAATATCTATCAATAGCAATCCCACTTCCGACAGAAAGAGTAAGACCTGAACCTGAAGGTTGACCTAATGCTTCGATTGTAATTGTTGTTGCACTAGGTAATGTTAATACTCTATAGTCTGTTGTGTGACCTGCGAATCTGATTATGTCTCTTACAACGAATACGTTACTTGCAGTAACCGTTATTGTTGTTGCACCTAGTGTCCCTGTAGCATTAGTAGTAGTTACTGCATCATTGAAATATGCATCTGAAGATGCACAAGTTGATACTTTTAGTGAATTACCCTTAACACCTGCAAATTTAGATATAAATTTACCGACTGTTGCTGCTGAACCACCACTTTTAAATGTTTGTGTGTAGTCGTCATTACCTTTAAGTAGTGTTACGTTAGATGACCCACCAGCGTTAGCGTTTGCTAAACCTGTTGAGTTTGTTCTAACCACTCTTAATGATGAACCGTACTTTAAAAATGATTCTGCTGTATAGAAGTCTTCTGAACCAGCGTCTGTATTAACGGGTGAACCGAACGTGTCTACTAAACCCTTTGAATCTGAAACTGTTATTACTTCATCAACAGGGCCCCATTGAAATGAACCAGCGAATGCACCAGTTGTTGTTGAAACTGCTGGTACAACATTTGTTAAGTCAATCTCGTTGACCTGAACGCCTGGTGATACTTGAAATGCCATACTTTTCTCCTGTTAATGTAAAAAGTTGTTGTTTACTGTTTTATTTATAACAATACTAATGTTAACAACCACCCAATACATTCTATGTTTTATTTTTATGTTCCTTTGATATACCACCTGTCACCTTCGTTGTCTACGAATGAGGATGCTTCGGGAGTTGCATTAGGGTCTCCGAATATTCCTGCAGGTAATAGGTCGTTTTCTATTAACTTTTGTTGTTCTGCATACAACAAGTCTTTAATCTGATGATTAGTTAGATGGTGAAAGTATTCAGTAGTTACAAACCAACTGAATAAAACACAATTCATTACCAAGTCATCGTGATAACCTTTTGCAGCCTCGAACGACATACCTTTATTTATGAATGTCATGAGTTCAGTAATCGTATTTCTATCACACAATGTCAATCTGTTCTCTTCTAACAGTTCTTTTAGTGTAGAACATCCGATTCTTTTAATCTTTTTATTCATTGTCACACCGATATCGTCTATCTTAGTCTGACCCTGAACGAATACATTTTCGTATTCTATATCAAAATGTAATTGGGTTGCTACCATCCCACCTTCTGCATTGTTTTCAATTATCACCAATGCTTCATTATATGATGTTGCATACTTATTTATAATATCGGGAAACAGCATGGGTGATATCATACTATTTCTATACACTGCAACCTGTTCAAATGGTTGAGTAGTTATATCAAAAACTGTAAATGTCGAGTAATCCATCCCTCTACCCTTTGCAACATCTACTGTTATTATATATGTGTGGTCTGCTTGAGGTCTTTTGTACATGGAGAAGTCTTCCTTCCACCATTCCGAATCTATCGACCTCATACCCAATAAACAATTAGAACTGATAAGTGTATTACCTGTTCCTAAGAAACTGTTACCATACTCCTGTTCAAACTGAGTTTCAGAAGTGTTTGCAATGGTTTGTCTTTTCCACTCCTCATCTCTGCCTGGCACATCATACCAGTTAATTGTGAAGTCTTTATACTCAGACTGTTTCTGCACTGCACTTTCATACAGTTTATAAAACATATTACCAACACCGTTTGCAGTAGAAGTAATAATAACCTTAGTATCTTTACCCGATGTTACTACGGGATATGTTGCAGTATAGAACTCTTCTGCATTCTCTACGAACGCAAACTCATCTAAGTATAGTAAGTTAATTGAAAGACCACGAATAGAACTTGAGGATGTTGCAGCTGCAACTAGTTTACTATCATTTGCAAACTCTATCGAACCTTTGTTAAGTATCTTAACTCCTGGCTGTAAGAAGAAGGGAACTGACTCTAACATAGTAACTATACGAGAAATCATCTCTCGTGCGATTGCACCCTTGTTAGCGAGGATTGCTACGGTGACTTCAGGATGGAATAACAGATACCATATTAGATATGCACATGATGTGATTGACTTACCTGACTGTCTTGATGCAAGAACTACGTTGAATCTATTTTTATCGTAGTGTTTTATGAGTTCGTTCTGATACCCACGGAGTTTAAACTTGACCATACCTTCGTCAAGTGAGATGACCTGACAATAGTTTTCAATGAAGTGTACAGGGTCTTGGGAACACTTAAGGTATTCACCCAACTCTTCTTCGGTATACTGGTGTTCAACCCCAGCCTTCTTGATTAAGGTATTACCTAAGTATCCTTGGTTCTTCGCATCAGTCATTCTTTATATTCTACTCTTTGTTTTTTTTCAAATACTTCTGTAGTTCTGAGGTGGAACCAACATACAAATGATTGTGTTGGGTCTTTACATTACTATCTTCATTCTCCAATTCTTTGACTTTCTTTTGTAGGTCTAGGAGTTTTTCTGCAGTGTCCCCAACGGTCTTTATAAGTTGTCCTGCAACCTCGTAAGCACGTGGGTGTTCGGTTTCCTTGCATAGGTCAAGTATCCCATCAATCGCATCCTGACCCCTCTCTACGAGGTTGTAGAGGGTCTCTCGACCATACTTGTAGTCGTTGTCTACTGACTCTGCACGTTGAAGTGCAGGTAGTTTAACTACTTTGGTTTCTTTTGTGATTTCTGTAGAGATATCTAGGATATCGTCCAATTTAGAATCTATGTTTTTTGCCATAATTAACTCGCATCTTCAGTCTGATTGTCTGCAAATGTTGAACCAGTACCGTCATCATAAAAATTTACCGTTTCTGCAACTACGAAAGTATCTTCAGGGTCTACTGAACCCACGAACTTAAGTGTTGTTTTGTTTGCAAGTGTAATTGCACTACTAAGTGTTATACTTAGTTTATCTGTTGCAATCGCACTAACTGTTGGGTTTGTTGCTAGTCCTGTATCGAACACTTCATCACCAACACTTATAGAACTATTTATCGCACTTGCAAACACCACATTTGTGGATGAACTTTGAACATTTGCAATCTCCCCGAATGCAGGTTCATAGTGTTTGACCTCTTTAACAAGACCTGATGTTGTTGTCTCATTCGTTGTAAACCCCTTAGTAACTTCAGGATTGATGTATGTTCTTTCGATAACATTCTTAATAATCTTACCTTTGTATACAGGGCCAAAGAAGTATATCTTCATAGAAAACTCTAAGGTGTGTTCGATGACTCGTCTTTCCGTGAACTCACCTTCGTAAGTGTCTTCCATCGATACACTAGTAAGTGTAATAGGAACGTCTCGAACTTCACTCATCTCGTCAATCATCTTCATAGAAACGGTATATTCGGGTTGGAAGTAAGGTAGAATCTGTTCTACAATTTGAAGTCCGTCATTTGCTTGTTTAGCAAGTATTGACAAAGTAAAGTTTATGGTATATGGTGCAGGTGCGTACTGGAATCCTCGATTAGATTTATCTGCATCTAATCCACCCTTTTCTGCTTTGATTAATTTACTTTGTTGTCTAGCTGCATCATATTCAAATCCAGTAATTTCAAATGCCATTCTAGGTAAACTAATTGCACTTCTATTGTT